TTGCCCTCAAACAAGGCACTCACCCTACACTTAACTACGCTTAAATTGAACGAAAAAATTGATATAAACAGCGATGAATGTAAAAAAATCATTCACCACGTTATAGGTAAGTTGCATTACCCACATCATCTACGTGAAGAACTTATAAGTGAAGCTTATTTGCATTTACACCAAGCAAGCTTAAAATTTGATTCATCCAAACATTCTAAATTCTATAGTTATGCTTACACCACCGTATGGAATAATTTAATTCGATTTTTAAAAAGCGAAAATAAAATACCAACTTATTCTGCTGACTTTGAGAAAGATGAAAATGAAGATGTTACAATAAATGAAATTCTTTATGCACCAGATGACCACCAAGCGATTGAAGATAAAAACCTATATAATAGCACTTTAGAAAAAATTGATAACCCTATTCACCGCTTCATTTTTCAACGATTTTTTGAAGAAAGTATGTGCTTTTCACGCATCAAAAAAATGTACGGTGAAATTATTGAAATAAAAAGTGACCACCCTATAGAAAAAATAATTAAAAAGTACACACCCAAATTAAATGACTAATTACCAACTGATTAATAATAATGTAACCACTATAGTAAAGTTGATGAATAATGGGCATATTTCACCCAGCATCATAATACAATTAGAAATTTACGAAGTCTATTTCACTTTATCAGGCACTAAAATGGAAAAATACCAGCGATTAGCCGAGAAATACGGCATAAGCACTACCACGGTAAGGCGAATAATATCAAAAATGAATGAAAAAATTAAATGATAAAAATAGTACCAATTTTACCCCATAATTACGCCATTGATTTTGTTTCTGTAGGTCAAAAAAAATATGATTTAGGTGATATCCAATTGACAAAAAAAATAAAAGAAAAACTATTGAAATACAGCGAGTTAAGTTGGTCAAACGCTTGGGCGAAAAGTAAAGTAATGAACATAATGTTGCGCAAAGTTCAAACCAAAACAAAAGGAAAAACGGTAGAAATTGAAATTCGAGTTGCATTAAAATTCAAAACAACCAACGAAAAAAAACAACAAGAAATAATTGAAGAAATAACTGAATTTCTTCAAAATGAAATTATAATAAATTAAAAAAATGAAAAATCTGAAAAAAAATATATTATATAACAACATTCTTTGGCTTGCCATTATCACTTTACTTACCATTTTGGTTACACCATATATTTCAATTATATACATGACTTATTACCTTATAATTTATTACCCCTATAAAGTCGTAAATAACCAAAAGAAGGTGCAAGATGAAATGGTGAAATTTGGTCTTTATCTATTAAGTGATCAGCGAGATAGGAGTATAGAAAGCACCGATAAACAAAGTATTTATGATACCGATTTAAAAAATTACAAATTCTTCAAGACAGATGAAGATAAGTAATATTATGAAAGGGTGGGGGAAGCATTTAACTGGTGCTGCCCTTACCGAAACTGAAAAAGAACGTGTAAAGATTTGCGAAGCTTGCCCATTGAAAAGATACAGCAAAAGCATTGCCCATTTTGACGGTGATAATATAATTGAAATAAAAGGCATGCTTTGCGGTGAGTGTAAATGTTACTTACCAGCCAAAATAAGAGTGCCGAAAGAAAAATGCCCATTGAAAAAATGGTAAATAACAAAAATATTAACCCCAACCGTTATGAATGAAAAAAATGAAGATGCCGAAAAAGTACTTGAAGCTTTTATTGAATTTCTAATTGAAATGTTAGATTGATTTAATTAATTGATATATAGTTTTTTTTAACCCTCACAGATTGATTTTTGTGGGGGTTTTTTATTGGTCATTGTTCACCAATTTGACCAATGTACATACAACTTATAATGCGCTCACTAATTATCATTAATGAGCAGAAAAGCAACAATATTTATTAACGGTGTAATTGGTGAAGATACTTCATTGATTGATGTAATTAGACAATTTAAAAGCTTCAAAAAGCCTGACAGCGTTGAAGTTATCATTGATTCTGTAGGTGGTGAAGTTGATGAAGGGCAGTCGATTTATAGCTATTTAAGAAATCTTCAATTACCGATTACAACAAAAGCCACAATGGCTTATTCTATTGCTGCCAGCATATTTATGGCAGGTGATAAAAGACTATTGGCAGAAGGTGAAGACCGTTTTATGATTCATTTGCCTTGGGCGCAAATGCAGGGCAATAGTTCTGATTTTGAATATGTTGCAAAACAATTAAAAGAGATTGAAAATAACTTCATCAATTTCTATTCTGTTTACACCTCAATCGACAAAAAAACGGTTGAAAAATTACTACAAAAAGAAACCTTTTTATCTGCCAGCAATGCAGTTAAAATGGGCTTTGCCACAGGCAGTTACACTTCAATAAAAGCGGTGGCATTTTATAATAACGAGAAAAATAACAACGAAAAAGAAATGACGAAAACTGACAAGTTTTTGAAGGCACTTGCATCATTTATTAGCGGTAGCGATTTAGAAAAAGACGTTGAAAAAGATTTAGAAATCAATGCTTTAACGCTTCAAGACAGTAATGGTAATGAAGTCACTTTTCCAGATTTAAACACAGGTGATACACCTTCAATTGGTGATGCCGTAGAAGCTGAAGGTGATGAAATTTTAATGCCAGATGGTTCAAAAATCTTAATAGAAGATGGTAAAGTAAAAGAAATTTTACCAGCACCAGAAGAACAAGTTGAAGAAACTGAAACTTCTGAAGATGAAGCCAATGCAGTTGAAGAAACTGAAATCGAAACTTCTGAAGATGCTGATGAAGATGAAATTGACTTTGAAGAAATTCTGAAAAAATTAGAAGCTGAAATCTTGAAAAAGGCTGAAGCAAAATTCAACGAAAAAGAAGAAAAACTTAATGCAGAAATCAAAGCATTAAAAAAATCAATCGGAAGTGAAATTGAAAATGAGCCAAACGAAGTTCAAAAATTAAATAACAATAAAAATAACTCTTTGAGGTCAGCACTTCAAAAGAGAAAATAACAGAAAAGAAAAAATAACCTTTTAAAAATGGCATATGATTTAACCAATTTTAATGATTACATAGCACGACAAAAAGAAGTGCTTACAGCTACCCTTTTTAGTGGTGGTGATACTGGTAAATTTGCAAGATTTATCACTAACGTAAAAGGTAGTACAGAAATACCTTATTTATTTTCAGAAGCTAACCCACAAGCTGGTACATGTGTTAACCCAACTGGTGATGTAACTGGTGAAACTATTACACTTAGCGTAAAGCCTTATACCGAGCATAAGACATGGTGTAATGATGACTTACAAACTAAATTTCCAGCCACTGAACTTGCACCAGGGAGCATGAATAATGATGCACCTAAAGCATGGGAAGAAGCATTGATAGACAGTGAATTAGCTTCAGTACAGAAGTTTTTGGAATTGACTAGATGGCAAGGTGATACTGCTGGTAGTAATTACACACTTTTTGATGGTTTCATCAAAAAAATTGATGCAAATAGTGATGTTGTAGATGGTAACACTACTTCAGCAACTGAAATTACAATTGATAATGTACGTGACCTTGTGGACGAAATGAGGGATGCAGCCCCAATTGATGTAAGAGAGAGTGAAAGTTTTGTAATTCTTGTAGGTAATGAAATTTTTGATTTGTACATCAAAGCAGAAAAGAAAGCAAACTTATATCACTACGAGCCAGAACACAAAAACGGTGAATACCGCATTGGTGGAAGTGGTGCAACTTTAATGAAAGTTAGAGGACTTGCAGAAACAAAAAGAATGTTTGCTTCAATCGGTTCAAATTTCGTGGTAGGTGTAGATTCTGAAGCTGATGCCGAGAACATTAAAATGGTACTAGATGAAGTTACCGACAAAACACACCTTAAAATCCGAGGTAAAGACGGTGTTCAAATCGTTAACCCTCAAGAAATCGTAGAATTCACATTATCAGTCTAATCAATTAGGACTGGTCTAACAATAAAATAAAATGGGGGCTATCCATGCCCCCATCATTATAAACATTTTAAAAAACATGGCATGCATAAACAAATTGTCGGGAGACATTGAATTTGATAAATGTGTTGATGCACCACAAGCAGGTGTACTTGATAACGCAATTCTAATTAATTACGATGACATAGACTTTGGCGCAAGCACATCAAATGGGGCAACTATTACCAATTTAACCTTGAAATCTGGAGCAACTGGTTACAAATTAGAATGGGGTAAAAGACTTGGAAGTTTAGCTTCAGAATTTACACCAGATGCTGAAAATTTAGATGGTTTTTCACATTCATTTTTAGCGAGATTAATGACACCTTCAGCTTCTACGGCAGAGAGGGCAGCAGAAATTAAAGAAGGTAGATTCGTTGTAGTTATTGAAACGAAATATAAAGGCGTAGATCAATTAGACGCATTTAAAGTTTTAGGTTGGAAAAGTGGGCTTGAACTTTCAGAAATGACTATGAATAGTGGAGAAAATGCGAGTAGTATAACTTTTACAATTTCAACTTATGAAGGTGAATACGAAGATTACCCATATTCAATATTCTTAGAAACTGATTATGCAACTTCAAAAGCTTCATTTGATGCTTTATTTGCTTCAGTAGCATAAAAATAACATTATAAAATAGCAAGATTAAAGCAGATGAGTTAACCCCTTATTCTGCTTTTACTTGTGATATTAAAATCATTTCAATTGAACATAGAAGACATCTTAAAATTACCATTTCACATTATGACCAGCAACGAAAATTTGAAGGTGATTGTGAAATTTTATACTGAAGCGTTAGGTGGTAATGTTTGTGTAAGCTGCCGTGGTTCTTTAAATGAAATGATTCTTAAATTAAAGAGATACCACAATATGAGCAATTTTGAACTTAAAAATAATGCCTATTACCGTCTTCAAAAAGGTGATAGCCGTACCATAAATAATAACATTATCACTGACCAATTAGCAATTGAATTTCTTAGGATAAATAAGGAAAGAATTAAGCTTTTTAGCAAATATCCTGACAATTGGGAAGATATGTTAACTGTTGAAAATAAAGAGGTTAAAGAAGATGAAGTTATTGAACTAAATGAAGATCAGGAAGCGCAAAAAAAACATTTAATGAAGTATAAATTCAGTGAATTACGTGAAAAATACCCAGATGTAAAAGCTGAATTTGGTGGTAGTAAATCTTCATTTATTGACAGGATAATAACACAAAAAGAAGATACCAATGATTAATGAAAATTCACTTTAATGAAATTAAACATAATGTCTTAGATGTACGTAAAAATTTGCGTAATGAGTGCTTCAATTGGGGGTTAGATAACCTTTATCCAAACACTTTAGAGCACCTTCTAAATGCCAGTGTTACGGCAAAAAATGCAGTAGATAAAAGCGCAAAAGCCATCATTGGAAAAGGTGTTGCGAATGGTCATGTGATTGTCAATTCAAAAGGTCAAACACTTAACGATGTAATTAGAACTTCTGTAAGGGAATATGTGAAACACAATAATGCATTTATTTGGTTAAGCTTCAATTTACTAGGTGAAATTTCTGCCATTGAAAGTGTACCATCAAAAAACGTGCGTGTTGGGAAAAGGGATGACGTTGATTATTCTGGTAAATATCTTGTTTATTCCAATTGGGATGGTCAACAAGGGCGAATAGATACTAATGCAATACAGGTGGTTGATAGATTTAATTTAAATGAAGAAATAATTAAATCACAAATTGAAAATGCTGGTGGGATAAGCAAGTATAAGGGGCAAATTATTCATTTGCAAAAGTACTTCAATGAAATATATTCTTTGTCCGATGCCGATTGTGTAATTAACGATATGGTTTCAGAAATTCAAGCTTCAGAATTTCGCCAAAAAGGTTCAAATGATGGTTTTTTAAATACTAAACTTTTGGTCACCAAACCATTTAATTCACCTGAAGACAGACGAACATTCTTAAATAATTTGGATGCAGTAAGAGGTAGTAAAAATGCAAATAGTGTGATATTATTAGAATCACCAGATGCCAGCAGTGACCTTAATGAACAAATTAACCTTCAAGACCTTACAAGTGAACATAACGATGAATTATTCAGATATTCAGAAAGTCAAGTTGAAAAAAATATTGCAAAAGCCTTTAACGTACCTATCAGTTTAATCAACCCAAGTGATTCTGGAATTTTTGGAAATTCTGGTGAATTATATAAAAGTATCATGCAAATAATGTGGCAGGAAAGGGAAGAGGAGCGCATGAAAATTGAAGAGATTTTCACTTCAATTATGAATAATTATAAGCACCCAATTAAAGGGCGTATTGACCTAATTAACAACCAAGTAAATGAATAATATACTAACACACCAAGACTTTGCCAACCTTAAAAATATAGGTAATAACTACGATGTAAATAAAGTTGAACAATGCATTTCTGGTGCTTTAATTGATTTGAAAAAAACACTGGGTAATGGCTTTTATTTTGACCTTCAAAAAAACGCAAATGAAGCTGATTACAGTGACTTAATTGAAGGTTGCCAGTATGAAGATAAAGATGGTTATACAGTTCAACATGAGGGCGTTAAATCACTTCTGGCTGACTATACATATAGTCGTTACTTATACGAAATAAATAATTCAGTTACACCATTTGGAATGGTACAAAAGCAATACCAAGATGGTGAACAAGTTGACCGCAATATGATAAAAGATTTGGTAAGCCAAAACAACCAAGATGCAGCAATGAAATGGCAATTAATTGAAGGTTATTTAAATCAAAATGCTTCAACTTTCGAGGTATGGGCAAGACAAAATGAAAGCCACATTAATAACGATAACAATAGCTTCAACAATGTGAAATTCACATTCTTGCCAAGCCAAAATAAACGACTTTAAGAGATGATTGAACTTATACCAATAGCAATTATAACCTTAGATAGTTTAATCAAACTATTGCCATTTGTAGTACCAATTGCAACCTTATTATTAGGTGTTTACAAAGACAAAATATTTGAAAAACTCAATCTAAAAGCGAAAGAAAAAGAGGTTGATTTAAGCAGTACAGATGTGATTGAAAAGAATCTTCAATTATATCAAACAATGTTAGATGACTACGCAAAGCGAAAAGAAGCTGAAGATAAAATTCAAGTAAAAAGAATTGAGTGTTTAGAAGGCAAAATTGAAAAAGTAGGAAAAGAAAATTTTGAATTAAAAAGTGAAAAAAGTGAACTGAAATTTGAAAAATCTGAACTAGAAATTTCAATCGATAATTTGAAAAGACAAGTAGAAAAACTGACCGATTTGGTCAATAAGTTGGGGCTACAGCTTGCTTACTACGAGCAACATTCTGAAGTAAAATTACCCGATAATTTAAAATAATAAGCCAGCAATGGCAAAGATTAATATTTAATGTTTAATGTATAAAATTGAATTTGTAAATGATGAAAAATACTTTCAGTTAAATGGAAAGAATTTCCCAAGAATTTATCAAGCAATTTCCTTGGGTGAAAATAGTATAGGTATATATAATATTTATGATGTGCGCCATCAAATTTTGAGTGCAACACCAGTGGATGAAGTCTTGGTAAACGGTCAATCTTTTACTTCTAGGGAAGAAATTATTGATGTTTTAATACCGATATTATTCGACAATTTGGGTGAAGATATAAGGAAAAATTTAACCCATATAAATGAAGTGTTTGAGGATATTAGTATTGGCGAAATAGCCAAAGATTTTGAGACAAAAATCGAAGCTACAAGCTATTATTCAAACCATTCTAATTCTTCTATTCTAAATAATGTGAAATTTTCAATTTCTAATGATGGTGGTAATAATGGGATATGGAAATGGTCGAATAGTGCTTCTGGAAATGTTGAATATATAAGTAAACAACCAATAAAAGATGATGAGTTTTCAAAATTTAGAGGACTAGTACAAACTCTGAATAAAATTAAAAATTCACATTTGATTAATTTTAATGGTCAGAACGAATTGAAAATTATAAACAATGATGCTAATTATTCAATTGAAGATTCAGAATATTTCGGTCAACAAATGAGAGTAAGTGTACCAGCAGGGGCAAGATTCCAAATGAGAGCAAAATTCAATGCATTATCTGGTGAATCATATTCTGGTGGTTTTATCTATAAATCAATTTCAGGGAATATTAATCCTTATGTTTATTCACCAATTTCTCTCACTTCAAACATAATTAGTAGTGGGGTTGAAAATTCAATAACAATTGGTGAAGGGTGGATTGTACAATCTAGGGAAAATATGGTGGCTTCAACTGACTATACTGATAGTGGTGAATCATTTTTGATTGATATAAACAATACTTCAGGTAACCAAAATTGTGAATTTTTAATTGCTCTGCCATCATTGGTGGTTGGTAGTAAATATCCTATATCATTGTTTCAAAATTACGATGAATACATTTTAGATATATTTTCTAAAATAGGTGAAACTAATAATGCTATATCTGGTTTGGAGAATGAATTTTTAGATTTAAATTCAATTCTTACTAATACCTTAGAAGTAGAAGATACCCCAATAGAAATTTATAGAAGAACTTCAATAGCTAATATTTCAGCGGTACTACCTTTATTAGATTTAGAAAGATATAAAACATATGTTATTGAATTTTATTCAGATGCATCATTACCTTATGGAGTTGAATTTTATACAAATGATTCAGAAAACGGTACGCAATCAGTAAAATTTTTTGAAGATAGTAATGATTTTAGTTCTGGTATTTCTTGGGAATATGTTACAACAGACATAGAACAAAATTTACAAGTTAGAACACGTGTAACCGATGTTGAATATACATGTATAATTTCAGAAGTAAGAAAACTTTCTGAACCTATCGAAAAAGCTAGGTTGAATGATACCATATTAAACGGTATTACAAAATTAACTGTTATTAAAGAGCTAAATAATTATGTTGCACCGAGAACAGCAACTTTTGACCCTTTCACAATTTCTGATTACTTAGGTGAAAAATTATCATTTGAGTTTAATGGTAATTACACAGGAAGATTTAGTATTTATGTTTACAGGTCAGATGGTAGTTATTACCAATTTTATGATGTAAATAATAGGAATTTTAATGATGGTATTCTGTTTGAATTAACTATACCTGAAGATGCTGAAAGACTTGAAATACGTACTTATGAAACTGGTGTGATTATTAATTATAGAGTATCTATTTATAAAATTAAAGAAATTGCAATAGATAGTCAACAAAGTCAATGGAAGGATAAAAATATTGCATTATATGGTGATTCAATAACAGCAATTTCTGGCGGTGATTTTAGTTACCCTTATAATGACCTAAACAAATGGGGAACAATTACTGCAAATAATTTACAGGCTGCAAATTTATATGGACGTGGTATAGGTGGTCAAAGATACTCATGGAATAATACAGGTGGTGCAGTATCCTTTATAGATGCAACTGGTAATAATGTTGGAAGGAATGATTTATATAATTATGAAAACTATGAGGGTAATGTTACTGTACCAGCAGGAACGACACCAGTTAGAGGTGCATACCCATCTTGGTTAAGAATTACCACAATGTTCCCACAATCAATTAAAAGTACTATCGATGCAGTAATTATCAAAGGTGGTACTAATGACGATGTAAATAACACAGCTAATTTAGAATGGGTTGAAAATGACACTACTGACCCAGAATGGGCAAATTCTACATATTATAACAAATATAATGGTGATTATAATATTAATTCTTTGAAAGGTGGTATGGCTTCGACAATAATGAAAATGCAAGCTTGGATGCCACAAGCATTAATAATTATTGCAACCCCATTACCAGGAAGGGCAAGCGGTCGGGGTGATGAAGGGTTTATTGACCCAGCTAATTTTATTACTCAAGAATATATTAAATCGGAAATGATTAGGGAAGTAGCAAACATTTTTTCTTGTCAAATAATAGATGTAAACGCTAATTCAGGTATTAATGGTTTAAATCGTGATTTATATATTTCAGACGGAGTTCACCCTTATAGTGTAGATGGAAACAAGATGCTAGGTAGAGTTATAACAGGGGGGATGAAAGGTATAATGCCGATTGAATAACATCAAAAGAAAAAGAACTATGAAAATTGAGATTAAGTGAAAAAGGATTAAATCATTTAAAAAAAAGTGAGGGGTGGAGAAACGCCCCTTACTTTGATTCTGCTGGAATACCAACAATTGGTTATGGTTTCACATTTTATCCAAATAATAAGCGAGTTAAAATAACTGATGACCCAATTACACTTGCCGAAGGTGAAACGATGTTGAAACTTATTTTAAGACCATTTGAAAAGTGGGTATCAAAACTGGTTACTTCATCAATTAACCAACACCAATTTGATGCATTAGTATCATTTACTTATAACGTTGGACAGGGTAACTTTAGTGAGAGTACACTATTGAAGAAAGTGAATGAAAACCCTTCAGATAACACAATTCAAGATGAATTTAAACGGTGGGTATATGCTGGGGGTAAAAAATCTAAAGGGCTTAAAAAACGTAGGAATAAAGAAGCTTATTTATATGTAAACGGTTATTAATTATGGGAGCAATCAAATGTAAAACTGGTTATCAAAAACAGCTTATTGATGCTTATTATACTTGCTTCAGCAATGTTGATGCTTATATGTTGGTAAATGGTATTAAAAAACGCCCCAAAAGGGGTGAAGGTGCTTATATGTCGTATGCAAATACAACCAGATGGGCAAAGCAAAATAACCCTAAATATGTTCAATATGTAGAAAGTAAAATGGAAAAGAAATATAGTAAAATGCGTGATAAGTTAGTTAGTCAATTGGAAGATGTAAGCGTGACTTACTTTAAGTTAATGAATTTAGCCATGGCAGATGAATTAACCGAGGAAGACAAGGCAAAATTCAACCGACTTAAACAGATAATAACAACCAGAGATTTAAACCAAAGTGTTGATACTATTGCCAAATTAACAGGTAGTTACGAGAGCCAAAAAGTTGAAGTAAGTAACACTTTTAAAGTTTCATTTGGTGGTGCTGCAAAATTGGAAGAAACCACAAAAGATGTCATTGATGTTACAGAAAAAAAAGATGAAGATTCTGATGACTTTTAAGGTGTAAGTACATACTTATTACAAAGTACTTACATTTTATGAGTAAAAAAGAAACCAAAATTACCATACGAACAGATGAAAAGTTTAAATCTAAAATCACCAATTATGCTGATAATTTAGGCTTAAGCGTTAGTTCTTTAATTAGACTGGTAATGAATAACAAAATGCGAGAAGATGAGAATAGATAAGTGGACGTTAAATTATATACACCACATGCTAAACAGCTTGAAGTACATCATTCATGTGATGACTTAAGTTATCTATTTACCGTTGTTTGCGCTGGGCGACAAACAGGGAAAAGTACGCTTGCACAAAACCAAGCAATTAAATGGGCATTAGAACATGATGACGTTGTTATTATGTGGGTTACACCATTTCAATCACAAGCCAATAAAGCCTATAAAGAAATACTTAAACTTCTTACCAACGCACCATTTGTTGCAAGTCACAAGGCTGCCCAAGGTGATACTGAAATTATCTTTACCAATGGAACAGTTATAAAATTTCGTTCGGCTGGTGCAGAAAACGCCTTAAGGGGTGAAACTGTACATTTTTTGGTGATGGATGAAGCAGCATTCATTAAAAAAACAACCTTTGATGAAGTTATATTTCCGATGTTATCAACTTCTGGGCAAAAAGTATTGATTATAAGTACCCCAAAAGGAAAGAATAACTGGTTTTATGAAAAATTTTTAGATGGAAAAAAGACAAAAGAAACTTCAACTAAGTCATTCCATTTTAATTATATGGATAACCCCCATACTTCAAAATTCGTTGTAGCAACCGCAAAAGCAAGCCTTACACCAACAGCATTTGGCCAAGAATATTTAGCTGAATTTGTTGATGGGGCAGCAGTTATTGAAAATATAGAAGAATGTTGCAGTGGTAGAATGCAATTATTACCAAAAGAAGGTGAAATTTATTTTGCTGGTATTGATTTGGCTTTGAAAAATGATTATACCGTTTTTTCAGTTGTAGACAGTACAGGTAACTTAGTATACTTTGACCGCTTCAACCAAGTTACTGCCCCACAATTAAAAGAAAGACTTGTTACCAATTTAAATGCTTGGAAGCCCCAAAACACACTGATAGAGGTGAATAACATGGGGCAAGTAATTTACGATGACTTAAAGAGTATTTATAAGGTTAAGAATATACAGCCTTGGTTAACTTCACACACATCAAAGAATAATATTATTACCAAGCTAATTAATGCCTTTAGTAGTAAAGATATTATTTGCCCCAATGACCAAAATCTGAAAGAAGAACTTGATGTATTTACTATGATTGTTACACCAAGTGGTAAGGCAACTTACAAAGCTACAGAAGGTTTTCACGACGATATCGTGATGAGTCTAGCCATTGCCAGAGAAGCCCAAACCCATGCTGGAAATAACCAATTCAATTTAAAATTTGTCAATTACTAATGGAAGAAATTAAGAATTATACTTTGAAAGAATTTCTTCAACAACCACCTGAATTAATTGAAGAATACAGCAAGCTTTTAAAAAACTTAGAACCAATTGAAACTAAGAATAAAATTTATGAATTAACACTTGGTGAAGTAGAAGAAATTAAACAGAATTTCGGCAATGAAGATGCCTTACCACATATATATAAGTATATGCATGGGCTAAGTGAAGATGAATTTCTTAAGCTAAAAGTGACTGAATTTTATGCCCTTTTAAATTCTATAACTAAGCAGCTTGAAAATCTGCTGGCAATGGAAGAAAGGGAACTTACACCAAAGCACCATGATACAAAATGGGAAATGGTAGAAGGTTCAAAAAGGTTAGGCAAATTGGGAATTCTACCAACGGTTGATTCATTGGCTGGGGGTGATATTTTGAAATTTCAACAAGTACTTGACCTTAAGTATATAACCGTATTCAACAAGCTTAGACTTGACCGTATAAAAGCGGATATTCAAACGGATATGGATAAGATAAAAACAAAAAACGATAGTGTATAACCAATTAAAAAATATAGCTGAAACAAACAACTTTGAATTTATTTATGCAAGGCGAGATTTTCAAAATTTAAATAGGGGTAGTGCCGATTTAGAAAAGATATTTCTATTCTTAGACCCCATTCAAAAAAATGATCAATTTGATGAATATTCAAATCTTTTAAGCACTTCATATAATGGCACTTTTATGTTGGTGAAACAATCAAAATTTGGTGATGACTACCAAGTGAGATTTGAAGAAACAATAAGACCATTAATTGAAGAAAAATTAAATCTGATTACAGATTCATTTGGATGCAGTGATTTGAATATTGATAGCTGGAACACCACCGAAATTATAAACCTTTTCAATCAAAATTTTGATGGGGTAATTGTATCATATTCAATAAGTAATGAGTATTAATACAAGCTATGATATATTAAAAATAGAGGTAGATAAACTGATTGAAGATATAATTGAAGTTTATGAAAATTCAGGTAAAAAGGTTACTGGTGAATTTCCTGAAGGTTTACAAATTGATTATTCAAATAATGGTAATGCGGTTCAATTATTTGGTTACGGTTATCTGGCAGGAAGACCAGCAGGAAAAATGCCACCAGTGCAAGCCATTAAAGAGTGGGTAATTAACAAAGGTCTGGCAGCTTCAGCAAGTGCAAAAGCTTCAGGTTTGGCGTGGGCAATAGCTAAAAAAATAGCCGAAAACGGTACTTCAGATAAGTCACATTTACCAATTTATGAGCAAGTGTTAACACCCCAAAGAATGGATGAAATTATTCAAAAAGTTAGTCAATTTCATGTACAGCTTTTTGTTGATGAAATAACAGTAAGGATAATGAGTATAAGTCAAAAATATAAGAAATAGAATGATAAATTTTACACAAGACATAACACCAAATTACCCTGTACACAATGATAGTTTTATCATTTTTCAACCTGATTTTTTAGAAAATGATAGGGCAGTAATTAACATTAATAATGGTGATTTTTTATTCACAATTTACCCATCAAATGACGGTAAATATTTATTCAATTTAAAAAGTGTAGCCAAGTCATATTTCAACAATAAATTTAAAGATTTGGTTGATATGAATGGTAATAATTTTTTCATTCCTGATTATAATTTGATGAAAGAAATTTCAATTGAAATCACTTGTTATTATGGTGAAGGAAATGAAGAAACAATTGAAAAAACTTACACATTTAATCAATCTGTTAAGCAATTTGGGGATAGAAATTTTACTAATAATTACCAACTATTATTGCCAAGTGCGGACGGTGTAAACTACCAATTGAAATACTTTGAAGGTTACCCATGTGAATTTGCTTTTAATTATTTAAATGAAGGTGATAAAATGGTAATAACTAACCAAAGAACTGAAGAAACTATTGAATTTACTACTGAAGAAAATTCTGGTTATAGACTTTATTTAGACAAGGGATTTGCTGATTTACCAATGAATTTACCCGACATGGGCAACCCTTTACATATTGCAATAAATGGTAATAATAGTGTATCAATTGATGTAAGGAAAATAGCCAGCAAATGTGGTGTTTATTTGAAATGGTTAAATAGTGAAGGTGCTTATTCTTATTGGTTATTTGACAAATTTTTTAATGAAACTATTGAAGCAAGTGAAATTGATAGAGTGGCCACCAATAACTTCAGCAATATATATGATAATTCTGAAGGGCAAACAGCTATAACAGGCAAAGAAGCTGGTAAAGAAATGGTAATTAAAACAATGGTTGATGAGAATGACTACCAACATTTAAAAAGTCTAATGACAAGCCCATTCGTGCAATTATGGAGCGAGCAAAACCCCTTTCAAGTTGGTCAATGGTTAGATGTTAAAGTTACCAACCGCAATATTCAATACAGTAATAAAAGGGGAAAAAATAAGGTAAGTTTACAAATTGAGTTACCAGAAGTACAAACGCAAAAATTATAATGAATGAAATACTTTCAATTGCTGGTGAAGTGGTTGATATTATACCAAATTCAATTACCAGAACTTTACAAATAAATGATTTGGGTACTGCTGAAGATAGGCAATCGAATTACAGTAATACAATTAAGTTACCAAAGACAAGCAATAACCAACGAATTTTTAATTTTCTTGGGGTATCGGGTAATACTTCAAGAATGCCTTACCAAGAATTGCCATGTTCTTACACAGTTGATGGAATACCATTAATTGTGAATGGTTTGGCGGTTATTCAAGCTACCACCCAACATTATGAAGTGGTGATTTATGATGGTCTTATAGACCTTGCAGAACGTATAAAAGGGAAAACCCTAAGTGATTTAGATTATTCAGATTTGAATCATTATTTAACCGTTGATAATTACACAAATTCATTTAATAATAGTGAAGGTTATATTTATGCGCTTGGTGATTTTGGGCTGGGAAGGTATGGTATCAAAGTAGATAGACAAGTACCAAGTATTTATACCCACACAATTTGGGATAAAATTTTTAAAGAAGCTGGTGTTAATTATTTCGGTGATTTTTTTAATGAAAATAATGATTATTTAACTGAAGTGATTACACCACCAATTGGTTACCAAGTTGAAAATATACAACCAGAATACACTTCAATTGGTGGGTATGTAACAGATGTAGCTTCATCAAATACCAGAAGTTATGATTACATTTTTAATGCTGATGAAATCTTAAATTATGATACATCATTTGTTGATTCTCGAATTACATTTTCAGATGGTTATTTACTAACCTTCAATAATACATTCAGAACATCAATAACGATTGATCTATCATATACTTCAACCAATGGTTATAATCAATTCCAGACCATTTATAATGGTAGAATTATAAAATCTTATCATTTAGAAAACGGCACAAATTCAAGTACAGTTACAATCAATTTAAGTGTAAATGAAGGTGATGAATTATACTTTAAAATATCTGGTAGTAATTCAGAATATAACCAAGCACCAGAAGGTGGTGAAAGTAGTATTGATAACCAATATTATGTTAGTTATTCAGTTAGCGGTGATGTAAGCATTGATGAAGTCACAGGGGGCTATTTAATAGACTTTAGTGAAATGATGGGTGATACACCTGTTATTGATGTGGTGAAGGACATAATGCAACGATATGGGCTTATTCTTAAACCAATAAGAGGGAGCAACGATTATTCTTTTATTCAATTTGAAGACTTATTAAATGATAGGGCTGGGGCTGAAGATTGGAGTGATAAACTTGTAAGTATTACCAAAGAAGATTATTCTGTAAAATATGCCCAAACAAATAAAGCTTCTTATCAATATGCTGAAGATATAAAACTACCAACACATGATGGTGTTTTATCAATAAATAATAGTAATGCCGATGCTGAAAAAATATTATTTAGTTCACCTTATACAATACCTGTAAGTAATAGAACTTATGGGGGGCAACCCTTGTATTTAGTGGAAACTTGGGAAGAAAAAGATGAAGATGATACAACCGTAATAACACCTAAAGAAGCTGACATTTCAACCTTTAGATTAAAGAAGGTGAATAGAAATTTAACAGCTACATTTTTTGATGATTCAACTGCTGTTTCTTATTCAGGTGACGTGCCTTATTTAAGTCTTCAAAACATGGAAATGCAATATTTTCTGAATGTTTATTATAAGGCTTTTCAATTGGCAATTAATTCATTTAAAGAAGTTACGGCTGATGTATATGTAAATGATATTGATATATACAATTTAGATTTTTTCAAATTGAAATATTTGATTCAATCTGGTAAGTATTACTATTTAAATAAGCTTCAATATAAAGCTGGGAATCAAAAGAGCAAAGCCACACTTATTGAAATCAATGACTTCAGTACAAATCAACCACCACAAACACTAGGTACATATACTTATAGTATGGGTTACGGTGATGAAAGAAGTGTTTCAATTAATTATTTAACAACCAGTTCAAACCCACCATATTCTGACCCAGAAAATGACCCACCACTGGCGGTGAAATTCATTAGCGGTTATAATGCTGATATTAAATTATTTAACGGTAGTGATGAAATTATAAATGATTCAACAATACTTATAAGTGATTGGGATGTAAAAGTAATTGACCAGACTAATACAACTTCAGAACATTCGGCAGTATTTGAATATCAAATTTCAGATGCAGGGAGTGAAAGTTATGGTGATGAAATTGGAACATTTGAAGTGCATGTTGATGCTTATGTAAATATTGCACCAACCGCAAATGCTGGTGCTGATGTAAATGTAACCATATATAGTGGACAAGAACAAACACCACCATTTTTTGCAAATCTGAATGCATCAAATAGCACCGATGATACAACAATTGTAAGTTATCAGTGGGTGATAATTCAAGCCCCAAGCGGTCATACTTGTACAATTGATTACCCTTATAATGTAACCGCACAATTGAATATACCTAATGAGTTTCAAAATGATGGTACATTCACAATTGAGTTAACCGTAACAGATGAATTTGGTGCAACCGATACCGATACAATGACGGTTAACGTAATTGACGAAACAAACGAAATACCAAGCGAATAAAGCTTATAACACTATAAAAAAAATACTATGAATTGCCTGAAAAAATTAAAATCGCTGAACTTTCAATTGACCCTAAAAAGTTATTAAATGAATTAGAGCAAACAAAAAAATCAATCGATGAATTGACCCAAACCCAGAAAGCTTTAAAAGCTGCTGGTGATACTTCATCACAAACCTTCATTCAAAATGAAGCTGACCTTAAGAAATTACGAAAAGAATATAATGGTCAGATAAAAACCCTTCAAGCCGTATCTGGTGGGGTTGATGCTTTACAAAAAGAATTAAACAAAGAAGTTAATTCAATTAGAGAAGCTAAAGACCAAAACCAAGCTTTAAGACGTATAAGGGATGAAATCAACACAGAAACCGAAGACGGTCAAAAGCTTCTAAAACAACTTAATGATAGGATTGACCAAAATACAAACCTTACCAAAGAAAATACTGATGCAATTACCAAGCAAAAAAATAATGTTGGTAACTACACTGCAAGTATTAATAAAGCTAAGATAGGTGTAAGGGCGTTTGGTTCTGCACTCAAAGCAGCTGGTATTGGTTTAGCCGTTGCAGCCTTTGCAGCCCTCACAAATGCATTAAGTAAAAACAGGCGTGTAATGTTGGTGGTGCAAACCGCAATGAATGCCGTTTCTTCTGTACTTCAACCATTAATATCTTCAATTGTTGATGGGGTAAAAGCTGCCTATGATGCAACTGGTGGATTTGATGCAATGGGTAAGGTAATTTCAAGCCTTATCACCTTAGCATTAACACCATTAAAAACCGCATTTTATACCATTAAATCTGCCTTTTTGGGAGCGCAATTGATATGGGAAAAATCCATATTTGGTAGTGGTGACCAAAGTACAATTAATCAATTAACCGATAATCTAAAAAACACCAGGAATGAAATTGCTGAAATTGGTAAGGATGCAGCAAATGCGGGCAAGACCCTTTATAATTCTATGGGGGAAGCTGCAAGTGAAGTGGCTTCAACCTTTAGTAATTTGGGTGATAGTGTTGGTAAAACATTTGATAAACTTGGTGAAAAAGGTTTATCTGGTATTGTTGGTGATGCAGCAGCGGTGGCAAGGTTTGAACAACAATTGGATAGGTTAGATGCCAAACAAGAAGAAATTGCTTTAAAATACCAAAAGCGTGCTGAATTATTAAGACAACAAAGGGATGACGAAACTTTAACCGTTGCCCAGCGTACAGCAGCCAACGAACAATTAAATCAATTACTTCAAGAGCAAGCAGCAGCAGAAAAAGCCATTGTAAATGAAAAGATAGCAGGTTACCAACAAATGTTGGAAATCAATAAAGATGATATTGAAGCCCAACAAAATTTAGCTGAAGCACGTAACCAAATATTAGAAGTTGAAGAACGTATCACAGGGCAAATGTCCGAGAGTTTAACAAATCGAAATTCTTTAAGAAATGATGAGATAAAAGCCGAGCAGGAAAAGAATAAACAGATAACTGATAATGAACTGGCAGCCCAGCAAGAAAGACAAAACAGGCTTGATGAATTAAAAAAACAATTTGCCGATAAGGAAAAAGAAGAAATTGAAATTAAAACAGAAGCTTCAATTGAAAAAAGGTATGCCGATTTAGAAAAGGAAATTGAAAATATTACAGAAGATGAAGGACTGAAAAGGGAACTTCTTAAAAATCTGGAAATTCAAAAGAATGATGAACTAACCGAAATTCGCAATGCTGAAGCCGAGAAGGAAAAGAATAGAAGGCAAGCTGAAATTGATGCCATTGTTCAAGCGGAAAAGGATAAACTAAATGCAAAAAAGCAAACTGTTGACCAAATTGCATCATTATTTGGTCAAGAAACGGCAGTTGCTAAAGCTGCCTTAATTGCAAAGCAAGCCTTAGCCATTAAAGAATGGGGTATTGATAACGCAATGATGCAGAGCAAACAAACACAAGCGGTTGCAGAATCAACGGCTAACAATGCTAAAGGTTTGAGTGAAACGGCTGCAAGTGCGCCTTTTCCGTGGAACATTCCCTTAATTGCTGGTTATGTGGCACAAACAGTTGGTATTGTTTCAAGCATTAAAAATGCATTCAAAAAGAAAAAGCAACCAACATTCGCAAAAGGTGGGCTTCTAAAAGGGGCAAGCCATGCAGCAGGTGGTATACAAACACCATTTGGAGAACTTGAAGGAAATGAAGCCGTAATAAATAAAAGAAGTACCAGAATGTTTGCACCATTATTAAGTGCTATAAATGTAGCTGGTGGTGGGCGAAAGTTTGCTTCAGGTGGAATGCTTGACAATAGCAGCATTGTAACTGGTCAGCTTATCAATTATGACCTATTAGCCAGCAAAGTTGCAGAAGCTAACCTAAGCTTACCAGCACCACAAGTGAGCGTGGAAGAAATAAATTCAACCCAAACCAGAGTTTCAACCATTGAAAATAGAGCTAGTTTTTAAAAAGTTATTATTAATATATGAGAAGTCCGTTAAAAAAATTATCTTTATAACTAAATTAATTCTTTATGATAATTAATTATTTTAAATTGTTTAATTCGAAAAAGAGTAGGATTAAGCAGACGTCAAGTCAAAATAGACATTATTCTCAACTTGACGACAAAGAAACTGTGAAAAATGAGATGGTGTCAACAGTTGCGAAAAATTTATTTTAACGTAACGTACAGATTGATATAAATTATTAAATATTAAATATTTTGTTAAAGGAGCTTCAGAAATGGAGTTCCTTTTTTGTTTTAAATAAATTAAAGATAATTCAATTAAATTTTAAGTTTTCAGTAAATGTTTCAATCAGTAGTTCTTTTATAAACAATCCTAATAACGTTAAAATACATCTATTACTCATCATTAGCAGTAATTCTATTGTTTTATACCTAACAGTTAGTTTGTTAATCTAATTAAATTAAATTCAATTTAATTAACTTAAAACTTATTTTAATTAAATTAAAATAAAATAAATGACACATTAATTAGTTTATTAATAATAAAAATCAAAATTATTTGGATATATGATAAATTTGATTTTATCTTTGCATTGTCTTTACGTAACAGGCAATATCATTAATTACTTAAGATTAAAAATTTATTTTATTAACCTTTTAAATGGGAATAACCTATTTAAAATAATACGTGTTTATGAAAAACAAAATGAGTTGGATAACACCAGAGAACGAACACCAATTTGAATTGGGATTTAAAAAAGAATCATTCTATAAGGATAATGAACTATCTGAAGACTTCATTGAAAAGTATGCGGATAAGGTAAATTGGGGTTACATTAGTATTCACCAAAATTTATCTGAAGCCTGTATTGAAAGAAATCAAAATAAGGTATTGTGGTGGTTCATATCAAAAGATCAAACCCTATCTGAAGATTTTATTGAAAAGCATATGGATAAGGTAGATTGGATTAATATTAGCATCTATCAAAATTTATCTGAAGACTTCATTGAAAAACATAAGGATGAAGTAAATTGGTTCTATATTAAAGTACATCAATTTGTATCTGAAGAATTTATTGAAAAGCATAGAGATAAACTATATTCATATAACTAATCAAATATACATTTAAATGGAAACATATTATATTTATAAATTCTGGCAATACCTAAAAACCCAAGATAGTAATAATGTTAATGAGGTTTTTGAAGTAATGCTAAAGAAAGATAATTTATTTTATTGCAAGCAACTATTTTGCAATGATAATAATATACTTAAATGGGAAGTTTCAATTCCTAATGGTGGTTTGTTGATTGTAACATTTGGTGATAAGTATTTTTTATATAAAAGTGATCAGGAAAAATTGGTTCAGGAAAAAGAAGGTTCAAGAACCGATATAACATTAGAACCATATGAGGAAATAGAAGATGTTAAAGACCCTGACTATTCTAGTCCGAGATTGAACTAAGTTGTTTATAAACCCTCACAAGCCCTACACTGTGGGGGTTTCTTCTTATATGCCAGCAATAACGGCACACCAAAAACCATACTACGGATAACCGTAAAATAAATTCATATAAATATGATAACTTCAACCGAAATAAATAAAGAAATGAAAAAACTAATTACCATTATTACCCTTATTCTAACAAGCATAACAGCTAATGCACAAGAATACACCAACCAAACCAAATCAATCACAGGGATATTTCAAGCCGAGGGAAAAAATAAAGATGAAATATTTGAGAATATCAATAAGTGGATAGCATTAAATTATAATTCAGCACAAGATGTAATTCAAATGAATGATAAAGATGGGGGGAATATAATAGTGAAGGGAATTAATTCTATAACCTATAAGAATAATATAAAAGAACTATACCCCAATAATAAATTCATTGCAGAAACAATAACCAATAAATTCAACCATACCATTGAAGTTAATATAAAAGAAAATAAATACAGAATCATTTATACTTTATCTGATATCATACCACCAGCAGAAGCCACACAATATAGTATGGAAGGGCAATTTGATTTAATATTTGATATGATTGATTTTACAGGTGTAAAAGAAGATAAGATTGAAGTATATAATGCTTATCTGGATAATCTATTAAAGAAGGGATTGATGGGGAAAAAGAAAAGACAAAAGATGAAAGATTTATCTAAACCCATCTTCACCGATTTAACCAATAGCCTTGAAGATAACATAAAAGCTACAATGTTATCAATTAAGGAATCTGTAAGCACAACCAGTACCAGTGATTGGTAAAAGAATATAGCACCGACAACCTAACCTAATGGTGTAAGCCCTCATAGCTTAATTGTTGTGGGGGTTTTTAATTGATATACAATCAAACAGTTATTAACATTACCTGTTTATAAATAACAAGAATTGGAAGTTATAGAACGTTGATAAAATATATAATTTTGAAATTGTAAAACGTTGATTTAGGTGCAATTATAATATAACTCAAATTGAGGGGTATTATTAAACATTGGAACTGATCAACTATTAATTTAAACAGGTTTCAAATCTGTTTTTAATACATACTATAATGGAAGACTTAAGAGAAATTCTTGAAAATCCATTACATTTATTTATTATCACTACAGCTATAAATTTAATTATTATTCCAGTGGTGACATTTCTACAACAGTTGGGAAGAAATTTGGCTGACCATTTGTTTAAAGATAAATAATTGATGTAACCAGACCCTCATAGCTTCATTGTTATGGGGGCTACTAAATAAAAATTATGAGAGAAGTTCTATTGATTAGTAAGAATTATTCAGAAAAAAAGAATGTGGATGGTATTTTAAAAATGGTTGAAACAAAATCATTCTTTAAGCTTACTAATGATGACAAAGAACTTAATGAAATTTGCAATAAATTACTGGTGTACGGTATATTGAATAGAGATACTACTAAAATACATACGAGTGACGGAGTGAGAATAAAACACGTTTATACCGATGGGGATAATTTCAGAAAGGCGATGATAATGGGGGTAGACAAGTTTATTAAACAAGAACAAAAAAATCTTAATCCTTCAGGTTTTATCCATTGGTTAGAATCTCATCCAGTTATAAGTAATTTTATAAGTACAACAATAGGTATTTTATTAGGTGCTTTATTGACTTATTTATTAACTTAAATCATTTTTATGGAGAATTTAAGCAGGGATGAAAAGATAGAATATTTACAAAGACAATTAAATAAATATGAGGGTACTAGGGATTTAGCAATTAGTAAGCTTTATGAACAAGAAAAATTGAGGGTAACAAAAAACTTTAATTTTCTTAGATGGTTGCTACTTTCAATTTTTGCATTTTTATCATTTCTCATTTCAAAAATAGACTTTACCACAATGGATGATTATCAACAGATTTGGAATTTAATAACATTGGGTATTGCGTGTTTTCTTTTCATTTGGATTGCTGTTTATTTAAGTGTTGAGGGTAGTCGAATTAGTAAAATAGATGTCTCATATATTAGCACTCTATTAGATACTGACCAAACTAAAATCAAATGGAATGAAGAAAAATATAAAAACGATTTTAAAAATGATACCACTTTTATAGGTATTACATTGTTTTTGTTTATTTTTTTAGTTGTATCAATATTTATAACTACAATATTGCCATTTTTAAAGATAAAAGGTTATATATGTTAACCTAAATATGGATTTTTCTTTATAATTGTTAGTTTTAACGCCTTTATAACCTCACACACGAGCCACCCCACATATTCCCTTACATTTCCCCTCACACACTTCACCAACTTTTTCACCACCACATTTTAACCACCAATAAGACCAGAAGCCCAGATGTTATGGGGCAATAAATTAGTAATGTATCATTTTTAGGTCATGCCCTAACAGGGGTATATCTGTAGGGCTATTATTCAACGCTTTTACTAATGTTATAGATGTATCAAAATAACCTATCCTAAATTTGGTACATTGGAAAGAATGCCTTATCTTTGAAGTAGTCAAATAATCATTATTAATTAAATCATTTAAAAAATGAAAAATTTAGAAAGCTTTATCGAAAGAAATTTTAATGTTGAAGAAACACTTCAATTACTTCAATCAACTGGAAGTGTTTATTTTAGTTGGGGTGTTAGTAAAAAGATTAACTTCAATGATGGTGGGTTGCTATTAAAAGTTAATGGCTGGCATTATAAGAAATGGGTATTTATTACCCTTGCCTATAACGATACTTACACCGTTAGGTTGATTGATATGGTTGAAGAAAAGGTTGATGAAATCTTCACCAATATCTACTTTGACCAACTGGCAGAAGTGATTGATGAAAGAATTGAAAAAATAGACGGTTACAAATTTTAATTATTAATTTCATGCCCTCACACTTCAACGGTGGGGGCTTTAAAATATACTATTATGAGAGCAAGATATATTAGGGTTTCAACAGCAAGTCAATCACATGAAAGACAGTTGAAAAAAGAACACCCCAATGACCGCCTGTTTTTAGACGTTTGTAGCGGTTCTATTCCCTTCAATAAACGTGGACAAGGTAGAATGCTAATAAAAGCCATTGAAGCTGGTGAAATTGATTATATAAGCGTTCATGCCGTGGATAGGCTGGGGCGTAACCTGTTAGATATATTAACTACCCTTCAATTATTTGACAATAAAGAAGTCATTGTAAAGGTTGATAATTTGGGTATTGAAAGTAGGGTAAAGAATAAGCCCAACCCAGCATTTAAGCTTATTATAAGTGTATTGGCTAACATAAGCGAAATGGAGCGTGAAACAATGTTAGTTAGACAAAAAGAAGGTATTGCACTGGCAAAATTGAAAGGAACATATAAGGGGCGTGAGAAGGGTAGTACCGAAGATAAAGATGAATTTCTATCAAAATACCCCCAAGTTATCAGCTTATTGAAGCAAAAGAAAAGCTTAAGAGATACAGCCAGCCGAAGTGGTGTTAGTCTTAACACCGTGCAGAAAGTTAAGAAGTATATGAATAAATAA